CTTCCATGCTGTCTAATGCAGCCTTCAGCTGCTCAGCGTCATAAAGCGATTGGTCACCTTTACGCAGCTCATCAATGATAAAGGACGCGTCCTTAGGGTAAAGATCAATCCAGAACTTGGCGGCCGAGTGGAAGGACGTGAAGACCCAGAGAGCCGACCGTGTCACGACTGAGGACGCCAGCCTGAAGTCCTATGGCTGTTAGGATGGTCGGATGCCAAGGGCTTACGGTGAGATTACTCACAAGGGTATCTCAGCCAAGAAGAGTTCGATTCCAGGAGCAGGTTACTAATGTTGAACGCTGGCCAAGAAAGAGAGCATGACCTGAAAGGCCAGCGGCTCAGGGTAGTAGTTAATCATCCTGAGTGGAAGGAGTTCGAGAAGCTCTGCGAGGAGATCTATGAGGAGAACATGCGTAAGCTCCTTGAGTCTGAGAACCCTGAAGCTAGAGGGGCTGTTAAGGCAGTGAAAGAGATTTTCTTCCGAGTGAATCGGGAGATTAAGTTCGGAGAGGCATGCCGCCTGAAGATCTTTCAGGGCTTGGCCAATCTGAAGGACGTTAAACCCACATCAGTAAACGGGCTGCCGTCGTAAGACGGTCCGTGAAGGAGAGGACAATGAGTGACCTGACCCTTAGAAAGCCAGAAGTAGAAGTCGAAGCAAAGGCCGCCGAGGAGGCGAAGCCAGCTGTCGATCCAGTGCAGCAGGAACTAGCAGCGCTTAAAGCTGAGCGTGAGAAGTTCCAACAAGAAAAAGAGTCTATGGCAAAACAGCTCGAGGATTCGCAGCGCAAGCTGTCTGAAACGTCTGCTGAAAAGGCCACGCTCGAAGCCAAGATTCAGGAGAAGGTAAAGCCGCAAGGTCCTGACCCTGAGCTCGGCCGTAGCGTGAAAGAGGCCTTGGAGGTAGCGCAGCTTGACCCTGAGAAAGGGGCAGAGATCCTCACTGAGTTGATTAGCAAGACAACGACCAATGCTCAAAGAAAAGCTGTTGAGCAGGCCTTAGAAGCGACGCAACGCCAGTCCAAGTTCCAGCAAGAGTTCAGCACGTATGTTGAGCAGGTCAAGGCCAAAAACCAAGACCTCGCTGACTTCGAGCCAGATATTGCCAGACTTGCTAGCGAAAAGATGCAGGTAGAACGTAAGAGCTACCAGCAGGCGATCGACGAGGCCGTCACTGAGGTGAGAAAGCGGGTCGATGGATTTTTAAAGAAGAAAATCGGGGACACTCCTGCCCCTAAAGGCTCTCAAGCGGAGACCGGCGGTGCTGCTCCAGCCATCGAGAAGGCGTCAAACCCTGCTCCTGGTGACACTGGAGAATCTGCCGAGTCGTACGTTGAGCTGCGTAAGAAGCAGTTCGCGTCGAGGCTTTGAGCTACAAAGAGGATTAAGCCATGGCACAGCAACAGTGGGTCACTAGTTCCCTTGGCGGGAACCTGACTAACAACAAGCTGTCGATGCAGCTTCGGAACCAAGCGCTTCCGATGTTTGTGTATCGTCAGTTTGCTCAGATCAAGGATGAAGGTCTTGGTCGTCAGACGGGTGACACCGTCTATTTCGAGAAAATCCTTCGCATCAACACTCGTGGCGGTACGCTCGCTGAAACTGCGACGGTTCCGTCCAACCTCGTCAAGATCGTCAAGGACAGTGTGGTTGTTACTGAGTGGGGCAATTCGATCGATTACACCAAGAAATTGGAAGATCTGTCGAACTGGGACCCGAACAACATCTTCCTTCGCGCTCTTCGTGACGACATTGCTGATACGCTTGACAACGCGGCCTACACGCCGTTTACGTCAGCGAAGTTCATCGCAGTGGCCACGTCGACTGCCTCGACGGTTTTCACGTCGAACGGTACGGCGACTGCTACGGCGAACGCCAGCATCTCTGATAAGAACGTCAGAGACATCGTCGATGAGATGAAGCGCAAGCGCATCCCGAAGATCGGTGGGCCTAAAGGTTACTACGGAGCGATTCTGTCGATCCGCAGCGCCCGCGGTGTCTACGACTTCCTGCAGGCAATCGCGCAATACACTGAGCCTGAGTATCGTTACAACTCTGAGCTCGGCAAGTACTACGACGTGAGATTCATCGAGGACAACAACAACCTCAGTGATGCTGTCGGTTCTGGTAGCGCCTTCGGTAACGGCTTCTTCTTCGGTGAAGATGCTGTGCTGGAAGCGATCGCCGTGCCGGAGTACACTGTGGCTGACGTTCCGACTGACCTCGGACGGTCTCGTAAGCTGGGTTGGCTTGCAACCTTGGCCTTTAAGAAAACCTGGGATCTGACTGCAGATGATCTGAACTCGACTGGCAAGGGCCTCGAGCGCATCGTCTACGTCACGTCTGCCTAACCATAAGGAGGAATGAACATGAGTGGACAATACTCTGACCCTCGTTACGGAACCCGGCAGCTGTGGACGCTTGACCGGACTGGTGCTTTAAACGGCACGGTCGGCGCGACTGTGGTTGCCAAGTACAATGTGCCTTATGCTTGCACGGTGAGCGATGTGGACTTCCGCATCGCTGTCGGCGGGACTGAGGCGTCATTGCGTCAGTTGCTTGTTGGGTACTCCTCAGCAGGTACTGGCACGACTGTGAACATCGGCACACAGGCTCTTGGCACCTTGGCAAACAACACTGTTGTGCCGAGCGCCTTGACCTCGACCACGTTGAGCGCTGGCGATTACATCGTCATCTCTCACCTTGGTACTGGTGCTGGCGTTTACGACGTGCAGCCTGTCCTGGTCATTCAGGAGAAGTTCGTTAACGCTTAACGATCTGTGACGAGCAGATAACTCGTCTGCAGGGGCGCGGAAACCTGGCTGCACCAACAACGCGCGAAAGTTTATGAGCAATTACAAGGCAAAAACTTCAAAATGTTCTAATTACGCCTGTCAGTATAGGCTTCCGATGTTCTACATCTGTCCTGAACGATGCTGCTATTGCGGCAGAAAGCTAGAGGTAAAATATGAAAAAGAAGACCAAGAAAAAGAGCGCAAAGTCGTCAGCCAAAAAGGCCGTTGAACAGATGAAAAAGCTTCGCAACAAGCCGAAGGTTATGTCCTACTAAATAAGGGGAAGCCATGTCAGCAGCTAATCAAACTTGGACATTTCCAGCAAATCAGAAATACATAGATGCTAATGGCATTGAGCATATCATCAACACCTCAGAAACCTTGAGGCTTGATTTTACAGACACTGGGACTGGAGGTGTGTTCGTAGGTGCGGTCGGTGCTGGTAAAGCTACCTGCACAGACGGTTTTGAGTTTGAGGCGCATTCAGAGTCTAGATTCAAATTCACCTCCTCTGCTAATGGCGCAGCTACGTTGAGCAATGGAGAGATTACCTTTATTGAGGAGAATAACCGTCTCAACACCTTTGAGGTGATAAGCCTCAACATGTCAGATGCAGATGGCGTTGGAGCAAACAACATCACAGCAATCGTCATGGAGCAGGTCGCTAACAGGGCAAATAAGATGTCCTGGGCGCTCATTACCACAGCATGAAACGTGTCTTGATAAGTCGCTTCGCCGCCTATGGCGACCACATCCATGCGTCACACCTGCCGCGTCTCTTAAAGACGAAGGCTGGCTTTGACCATGTGACCTTTGAGTACAATCTCAAGGGTGAGGCGATTTATCGGCACAATCCTTATATCGATCAGCACCTTCTGTTTAACATTCAGCATCCTTTGATTGCTCTTAGACCTACTGAATTCATGAACCAGCGTTATAAGGCGATGTTGGAGCAAGGTAACTATGACCTTTTCATCAACCTCAGAGACTCCATCGAGCGTGGCTATATTGCCATGGAGGATCAACCAGAGTACTACAGAGACTCAGGCTACCGACGGAACAAGTACGGTCAGCAGAATTACTACGACCAAACCGTAGAGTTCGCAGGCTTTCCTGAATGGAAAGGCGAGACTGGAGATCTTTACTTTACTCAAGAGGAAGAGGCTGTAGTGCAGATGGTTTATGGAACGGCTTACGCTGGCAAGTTTGTTGTAATCGCGAATCTTTCAGGCACCTCCAAACACAAGCTGTTCATGAATGCAGAGTACATATTGAAGAAGTTCTTAGAGCGCCACAAGGACGCTGTCGTGATCCTTACTGGTGATGAAGACTGTCGTCAGCACCTCGCTTTCACAGGAGAAAGGGTCGTCAACCGCTGCGGTAACTTCGATGGAGAAACTGGTTATCCATTTAGGCAGGCTATGCTGATGGCTAAGTACGCTGATATGGTAATCGGTGCCGAGTCTGGCTTGATGTGTGCCTCTACCTTGCTTGGCACACCCACAGTACAGCTCATGACCGCCGCGTCGATCAAGAACCATGGAGGTGATTTTGCTAATGACTACTCTCTGCAATCTCCAATTGCTTGCAGTCCTTGTCATAAAGGGCCTTACGACTACATCGGCTGTCCTAATTTTGAGCATCTTGGTCTTGCTTATCCTAAGTGTGTTATGTTTCAACCAGATGCAGTTCTGGAACGCATGGAGCAAGTTTACCGAATCAGAGGCAACCGCCCAAGACACGAAAAATACGCTGAGCTCGCAGGAATATGATTACAACCGACATCCCCAAACGGATTAGCGCTCAAGCCTGCCCGTTATGCGGCATGAAGCAGGACGTGATCATCAACGGCATGGTCACAGAAGGCGATAAGACGTATACACTAAACGATCACGGTTACTCATTCTGTAATTGTAACAATATTTTCTTCACAGACTGGTCTAACATTAAGCTTGAGGCTTATGATCAAGCTTATGAGGAAAGATACAACAATGACCAGGTGAAGGAGTGCCTTGAGACCTATGCTAAGGCGTATTTCAAGACCATCAAGGAAAGTGTAGCTGGCGACATCTTCCTGGAGATTGGCTGCGTCAATCCCACCTTGCTTGACAAGGCAGTCGAGCACGGATTTAAAGCTATTGGGCTTGACATTATTGAGCACTCATTTCCGCCTCATGAAATGTTGAAAGATAACTTTGAGGAGCTTGAGAATCCAGAGCCTATGGTTGATGTCATCTGGGCAAGTCACATCTTCGAGCACTTTAAAGACCCAATCCAGGCTGGCCGAAAATGCTATGATCTATTAAATGACAACGGCATCTTATTCGTTGCCATGCCTGACCCTTTCATGATTGACTGGAAACAACCCTACACCTGGGGACACTGGCACATCAATGAGCATCACATTCTTTGGGACATGGATTCATTCTGTGCTGCCATGGAAAAGCTTGGCTTCAAGACTATCTTCAAGCACAGGAACACAAACATTAGCTTCGTGTGCGTAGCTGACTATCACGTTATGCTACAGAAGGTCAAGCAATGAACATCATCACCGGGTCCTACAAGCAGCTCAAGCCTACCCAAAAGAGCTTTTTAGGTGAGCGTTGGGCAAAGAACGGTAATGTGGCTGGTGATCTTCGTTGTAGGCTTTGTGGTAAGTGGTTTAGCTGGTCTGTGTTCAATAAAAAGCAATATGCTATGTCAAATCGTTGGGATTTTCAACGAGATGAGCCTAAACACTGCGGTTCACAACACTGCTTTGACTACGAGGCAAGGTATCAGAAGCATCTGGCTAAAATGCAGAATGATCCTTCGTATCATGCTGAGATGAGCTACAAGATTTGGCAGCGACAGAAGTCAGAGCAGGAAGCAGCTGAGGAGCAGGCTGGCATGGGTTTATTCAGAAAACTAAAGCACAAGGGAATGGTGCAGTGAGGCTTCTCGTAGTGCGTCTAGGCGCCTATGGCGACATGCTGATTATTACTCCATTGCTGCGCTATCTTAAAAGCCAAGGTCATGAGATTTATCTCAACACAAGCAAGTGCGGTCAAGAGATGATGCTACATAACCCACATGTTGATAAGCTCTTGTTTTATGAGGCCAACTCAGTTCCAGATGATCAGTTGCAAGCCTATTGGGAAGGAATGTCAAAGGAGCATGGTTGCGACAAGATCATCAACCTTTGTGAATCTCTTGAAAGAGCCATCTCGCTTCATCCAATGGATCCTTACTATAACCAAACCAAGCAAGAGCGTAGAGCTAGGTGCGATAAGAATTTCTATGAGTATGCATTTGACCACGCCATTGGAGCCTGCCCAGACCTTATCCATCTAATGAAAAATGGGATCGATATGCGCCCAGAATTATTCTTCTCTGAACAAGAATGCGAGGAAATGAGGTCTTTCATAGAGGAGCACGCTGGCTCACCATTGATCATCTGGGGTATGTCTGGCTCAGCTTTAAATAAGGCGTATCCATACTCGCATTACATCATGGCTGACCTGCTTAGATCTCACCCAAAGGCTAAAATTGTGACAGTTGGCTCAGATCTTGACTCGTTCCTTGAAGAAGGACTGCCTGATGGCGTGATCAAGAAGTGCGGGAAGTGGACGATGCGACAATCCATGCTTGTTGCAAGTCAGGCTGATCTTGTTGTGGCCACAGACACTGGTTTGCTCCATGGCGCTGGTTGCTTTGACGTGCCAAAGGTTGGGCTGATTGGTTCTAACACCAAGAACAACATCACCAAGCACTTCTTGAACGACTTCAGCTTAGAGGCAGATCCAGAGGTGGTACCATGCGCCCCTTGCTTCAGGATTATCTACGGCGCAGCTCTCCAGTGCCCAACTGACGACTTTACCAATATTCCATACTGCATGTCAAAAGGACTTGCTCCTGAAAAGGTGTACGAACAAATCGTAAAGGCACTCAATGTCAGTCGACTTAACTAAGGAAACCCGCTGCCCAATATGCAATCACATGATTGCCACGCAGTACACCATGCAGTCAGAACGCGGTGACAAGATAGCCTACTATCTTTGCGGCTGCGGCACAATATTCCACAAGGACAAGGTCGATCATGCAAAGTTTAATCAAACTTATCTGGATAAGATGCGTGAAATAAAGTTCTTTAAGGATAAGCTTTTGCTTTGGCATCGAGTTTACCTACCATTAATCGAAGAGCATACCTATGGAAGGCAGCTGCTGGATGTAGGATATGGTTTCGGTGAACAGCTCGACAACCTTAAGCAACGAGGCTGGCTTGCAGAAGGCATCGACATCATCGATGGCGGTTCAATGGTGGGCGACTTCGAGTCTCACGACTTCAAAGGTCGTAGGTTTGACGTTCTTGTTTTAAACCATACTTTTGCGTCCTTCAACGAGCCAGCTAAGGCGCTTGCTAAGGCAGCGTCATTGGTGCGCTCTGGAGGCCTGCTGGTCATGTTCGCACCAGATACAAGCTTATGCCTAGAGTTTGGATATGGATCTTTTGGGCATTGGTCTCATGAGAACAAGACAATGATGAGCTTAGACCAGACTATGCATCAATTAACTAGACTTGGCTTTGAACGCCAGCCTCTCGTGTCAATTCGCAACTTAGATAAGCGATTTTTGTACTTTAATGACTATCATTTGATCATAAGGAAGGGCTTATGCCTGGAAGACGCGAAGACGCGATAGCAGTACTGCCAGGATTGATCATTGGTTCAGATGTTGTTGGAGGCACTCCTCCTTCTGTGCTCTTCATTGCGTCTGACACAACCCTAGGACAAGACCCTACTAACTTTGGCTACACGACCACAGCGGGCTTATATCTCTACAAAGAATCCACCGTCGGTTTCCTACAGACCCCTCAAGTCCTAGATATTCGGCACACCATCAAAGCTGGCTCATCTAGCTTTGGCATCCCATCAGTGGTTGAGTCTCTACTTACAGACGAGGCCGGAGCTGTAGACTCACTTGGAATGTCGGTTTATAAAGCCTCCTGTGAGATTACCCACACATCCGGTACTTATACCACAATTGATATATTTAGCTGCGCTCCGTCGTTCACCGGTTCAGGCACGACATCAGCTCTTAGATACTTCAACGCAGCCAACTACACCAACGGAGGGTCTGAGACAATCGGTCTGGTTACAGGTTTATACATTGGATTCTCCGGTTCCTCAAATTACGGCTATTACAACTCAGGAACAGCTTCAAACCTATTGGGTGTGACAGGTTCAAAAACCTACCAGGGTTCCTCATTAGAAGTTGTGATGTTCTATGACTCCGACGGCTATTGGAAGTTTGACCAAAATACCGTCGCCCCTCTTGGCATGTGGGTTAACTCCACCGGCGGCCAGATGGACTTTATCCACTCAGGCGACGCCGACCCAAGCTTGTTCTACTCCAACTCTATCAATGACACCATTGGCATAGGCACTGACGGGAGTGATGACTTTGGAAAGCTGGACATAAGACCTCTCCTCACCAACAGAACCGCTCTTTACATCCAATATGCCACCAATGCCACGGCGCCTTATATCTTGATGCAAGACTCAGCGCTGAACGACACCTTTCAGATTCGCCGTGGAGCAGGCCAAATTGATGATTTATACCCACAGCTAATCGGAGGAAAGCCAACTCCCACTATTGGGGCCATTGCAGACGCTGTTCCAAATGCTTTTTGGATAGTGAATGGAGAAACCCCAGCTATAATTCTTTGCTCAACGGTTTCAGGAGGTGGAGGCAGTTACCTGGCCGGAGATGATTCAGGGTCTCCTCTCACAACCTTCAACTTCATCCGCACCGACACTATCTTCGGAACAGACGATACCTCAAGCATTGTATTTGCCCCTACTTTAGACGTTGTCGTAATGAGCGATTGGACGGCAACCTCGAATGAGTACGATCAATTCTTTCAAGCTTGTGCCGCAGGAAGTATCACACCTGTAACGGTAATTCGTCTTAGTGGAAGCAATGGATTAATCGTCAATGACGCTCCAACCAACTACACTGACTTTAGAATAAAGAGTCCTTCCGAAGACTATTTCGTTTTCTTTGATGTGTCGACAGGTAGAGGTGGAATGAATACCTCAAGCCCAGGGGCCACATTCGATGTCAATTTGCCTGGCGGAACAGACGATGGAATCCAAGTGCAAGCTAATACTGCATTTCATGATGGCGACTTCTTTAGAGCATTGACCTCGGCAGGAGATAGGATATTTCAGTTTAAACTGAATAATATCAATCCAAATGATGCGGACTCATTGCTCTACATCGGAGACCCTACGTCAGTCCAAACCTCTTTTATAGAAAATCTATTTGGAGGGGCAATCACCAACTCCTCCCACTTAAGCCCCATCATTGCTTCCGTGCTTAGGACAGATTCTGGAACAGAGCGTCCTGTGTTTGGATTTGGCAGGGATACAGGCGTCGTGGTCGGTAACTCCTACATACTTGGCGACTTTATTATCTTTGGTAATGACACCACAACGCACATTCTTCCTTACACTTTTGACCGCCTGACAGCCACAGCGGCATGGTCATCTGGATACGCCCCATTTGACAGAAAGTTCTATTCAGCCCCAACTTCCACTGGAACCCTAAATCTCCGCATGTGGTTAGCCAATACCGCTATGATTATCAATGATGATAGAGATCAAGACTGGGACTTTATCGTAAGGTCAGATGGATCAGACTACATGATTTTCTCTGACTCTGGTAATAACCGAGTTGGAATTGGAACAAACACTCCAGGTTATGAGCTTGACGTTAACGGAACTGTTCGGGCTCAGAGTGGATTAATCATAGGAAATGGTGCTTCGGGGATAGACTACCTACTCACATTCGATGGTGAGAATTCTAATGGAACCATCAAGTGGCTTGAGGACGAGGGCATATTTCAGGTTAACAGCTGTTCGACTGCGTTGCCAAACTCCCCACTGCTTTCAGCCTTATCCGGAACGTCTTACTTCTCCGCTGTTGGTACCGTAGCGGTTCTTGCCTCCATCAGTACAACCAGCTTACTATCCTCATCTATTTATGTAGGTAAAAGCTCTGGAGTAGCGGCTGGAAACAACGAGACACTTCATCAAAATATCATCTACGGCAACACCGGAGCTTCTACTATCGCCGGAAATATCTATCACTCAATCGTTGCGGATGATTCTGGAGGATGGGCTGTTGGAAGCTCTGGATTTAGGCAAGACTTTTGGGTCGTGGCAGATGGATCATCTACACCTCATGCCACTCCAGCTATTACAATCCGTCAGAATAACCGTGTTGGGGTTCAGCAGTCAGCCCCAAGCTCTTACTTTGAGGTCGGAGGCTCCGTTGGGTTTTTAGCCACCGCAAGCTCGGCAACCTCTCTTACTCTAGCTGACTCAGGCGGCTACATATTCACAGGCGGCTCCGCGACGACTTGGACTCTGCCCGCACTGGCCTCTACCAACAACAGGATGTACTTTATAAAGAACCGTGGCTCCGCCAACATCACGCTTCAAAGAGCCGGTTCTGACCAGCTATACACCACCTCCGCTGTCAACTCCATCACGATAGCCGCAGGGGAGTCCTACATAATCTACAACGATGCAACCTACTGGAATGTGATGTAAAGGAGATATATGCCAAAGCCGTATGACTCAAGACTCGCAAGCTCAATCTCGGTGAAAAGAATCCTTATGGACTTCAACATCTTTATGCCAAAGAGGATGAGTAATCCAAATAAGTATGTCAGCAAGATGACCATTGAGTACGAGGTGTTTGACGAGGACCAGAAGCTGATCGGCACCAAGATGTCGCACGTCCAAATAGTAGATTCCCCTGAAAAGGTTGATGTTGAGAAAGTGCTCGACATCATTCACAACCTGTCTCTTAAATCCACGTTTGAAGGAAGCATTAAGGCCATCACAGGGGATGACGTGGTGTTGAAATCTAACCTGGAGGATCAGCAATGAAGAAGCTCTCAGAAATGACCGATACCGAGTTAAAGGCAATTGCCTACGACCACACCATCTCTATCAGGATGTCTCAAGAGAACATCAACCTCATCAACCAGGAGCTTGCCAAGAGAGCTTCACAGAAACAGGATGGTAAGCAAGATGAGCTGGCTGGCAAATAACTTTGGGATAGTCGTAGCGATTCTGGCTCACGCCGCTGCCTCTATCTGGTGGGCTAGTAAGATGGATAGCACGCTTAAGGTAGTGGCGGATTCCCTCGTTCGTATCGACAAGGAGCTTGAGAAACGTGACGTTGCCATCAAAGCGATTGGTGACAAGTTAGATAACATCAAGGAGCGCGTTATCGTCCTTGAACAAGTAAAGTAGGAGGAAACATGAAACAGATAATTGAAGCTATTTCTGGTTATAAAACGCATATCACTGCCATTCTTTTGCTGGTTGCAAATCTTGGCGTTCAGTTTGGCTGGTTCACTCAGGAGCACGTGAACATTGCCAATTCAGTTCTAGCCCCTTTAGGACTCGCCTTTCTTCGCATGGGTGTTGAATCGGCGGCTAAGAAGTAATGCTTACTATAATTGGCGGGATCATTGGCCTCATCCTGCGCGTTTTAGGCGCGTGGGTTGAGGTAAACTCAGAGCGTAAAAAGCAGAAACAGGAGGCTCTTAATGTTGTCAAGGAAGGGATTGTCAAGCGTGATCCTAGCGCTATCACCGCTGGTTTTGATGCTTATCGCAGGGTGCGCTAGTTCAAAAAACATCGTCTTACATCCAATTGAGAAGTCTGACATCTTCTCAGTGGAGCCAGGAGTTGAGTTCAAAAGTGATAAGAAGGGTTTTTTCATCAGTGACTTTTATCTTCAAGAAGTGATGAAGGCCAAGGTTGAGTAATGCCTAATTTCGTAAGCACTGCTAACTTCAGTTCTGCGAACTCAGGACTAAGTACAGTTGGCTATACAATCTACAACTTAGATGGAACTCTGAAAGAGGCTAGAACTACATCTGGAGTGGTTGAGCTCGGCTTGTCCACAGGAATTTACAGAACTATCATCACGTATCCTCCTTTCTTTCAAGGTTTTGTGCTTTGGGATACAGGTGCTGCAATTCCTGTTTATGCATCTGAAAGCATCAATCCTCAGGATGCAGATCCAGTGTTAGATGGAGTTAGAACACAGCTTCGCAGCTTGAATACTTCTTTATCTGCGTTTCTCCAGAAGTACCTAAAGCCGAATGATCTTGATCCATTAAAAGAGGCAATTGAAGAGCTTTCTATGAACATTCAGATGCTGAATGAGATGAATGAATCAGACGATTATCACGATGATTCTAAGATAATCGAGGCTATAAAAACAATTGATGTTCAACCAGTAATTAACATCAACTCTGAAATTCAAGAAAAGCAACTGACATCAATTTCATCAAAACTGATCAGTGAGATGCAATCAATCAAGGAATCAATAGAGGGAAGACTGATTAATCAAGACTCAGCATCTTCCAGTTTAATAGAGAGCGTTGGGTTGATCATAAGTATGATTAAGGACATCGATATTAACATTGATACCTCAAAACTTGAGGACATCGTCAAGAGGACAAAGCCTGATATTGTAAGAGAAGTTAAGGACAATCTTAAAAGATCTGGTGATGAAATCTTGAAGAAGATTGAAGTTCAGCAGCAGCAAATTAAGGACATGAAGCGTACTCTAGCTAATGACCTAAAGTTGGCAGAGTCTAAGATATCAGCTTTGCTTGAGGACAAGGCTACTCAAATCTTAACCTTAGATGACCGTAGGCTGCTTGAGCGGCAAGCTGAGATGATGAAGAATCAACGCTACAACATTCTTGTGGGGATATCATAATGGCAAAACTAACTGCCTTACAAGCTTTGAACCAGGTGCTTGAAAGGATCGGTGAGGCTCAGGTGAGCTCACTTGCCTCATTGAGCACCATCCAACAGATTGCCTTTGACAACTTAAACCGAGCCCTTCAAGAGATTGCGCAAGGATCAGATCTTAAGCCTCTTGAAACTCAAGGCACTGCTACCCTTGTCACCAGCACCAGCACCTATGCTTTACCTTCAGGTTTTAGCTCCATCTCAGATTATTCGTTTAGGTCTCCTGATGCGCAAAGGTTGATTGAATACATTGTGCCAGATGAGTTTGACAAGAAATACCCTCAAGGAATTACGACAGCAAGAGCTGGCTACCCGGAGTTTGTGACCATTGTGTTTAGCCAATTGCAGTTCGATAGGACGCCTACGTCTGCTGAGAACGGTAAGATTATTTATTTCAGATATTATGCAATACCAACGCTCTATTCAACAGCCACGTCTACAGGCACCTCCTACGTGCCGGAGCCTTATGACAACACGCTTCTGGTGAACTATGCCACCTGGCTCACCATGAGCTACATGGGTCATCAGGAAGAGATGAAATACTGGGCTTATGTCTTTGGTGAACCTGGTGACCGTAAGCCTGAAGGCTTGTTGACCATCTTTAGACGTCGTTACAGTCAACCTCCGATCAAAACAAGGTTCAATGCGGTGCTTTGATGCAGTTGCTTAAAAGACCAAATTCTCCTCAACGAAGCCAGCTCTTGGACTTTCCGTTTGATGTTCATCTTGGTGTAAACCGTCTAGGTGATAGGCTCTCAACGCCGCCTGAATATTATTGGCAATTACAAAATTGCTACATCACAAAGGATAACTGGATTGAGCAGCGCAACGGCTACACCAAATACTCAGATTCAGCTGTTACAGGTGCTGCTAAGGTGCGCAAGTTGTTTGAAATTGAAAATTCGACAGGAGGTAGAACAATTATCGGTAGGTCTGGAACTCGCTGGTTCAGGATGAATGGCACAACGCCTACAGATCTTGACACAGGTAGAGGCTCTGACCTTTATGGACAGATCGCTCAATACAACAACGAGTTTTACATGGCTGACGGAGGGACGCTGCGTAAGTCAACCATGGCCTTCTCAGTGAGCACTGTATCAGGCACGAATGTACCTACTAAGGTATCTGCAGTCCATACACACAACTATCGGCTTGTTATCAACGATGATGACAACCCAATGAACGTGATCTGCTCTAAGGTGAACTCAGTTGATTTTGACACGGCTTCTAATGATGCGGTGATTTTCAATCTGTCAAAGGTGGTGCCAGGAGGTGACAAGGTCATTGGATACTCGACCTATCTTCAAACCTACCTTGTCATTTGGATGCGTAGGAATATCGTCATTTACAACCTACCAACAGTTTACGATGACATCTCGCTACAGCAGGTGATCAGAGGGACTGGTTGCATCTCCTTCGATGGGGTTGTTGAGGTTGGCAAGGATCTGTGGTTTCCTTCTGAAACAGGTTATAAGAAGCTTGCTTACGTAGTCGGCAACCCTAGCGTGGTTGACATGGAAGAAGTGACCCATTATATTGGACCTTATTGGAGATCAAGCCTGACGAGCCTGACTGACACAAGAGACATCAACGGCGTTTACTACCAGAACCTAGACCACTTCTACACCACACTGCCCTTCTCGTCGGCTCATGAGGTGTGGGCAGTTTCACCTGATCTTGACTTTATTAGCAAGGGTAAGGGAAACATCGCAGGAGGACCTTTCACTGGCATTACAGCTTATTCATTTCTATACACCAAGGGAAGAGTGCTCTATTTTGGCGGAGATGATGGTAATATCTACCAGATGGATGATGGCTCGAATGACAACGGAGACGCAATCATCTTTACGGCCGAGAAGACAGGCCTTTACTTTGGGAACCCTAAAATCTTCAAAGCTCCTAGGGAGTTTGAGGGGTTGTTTCAAGCCACTGCAAGCTTAACAGCCACCATTTCATATTCTTATGAAACAACTGGCCTAAACACTGGGCAAATTACAGACACTCTCACAATAAATACACAGTCATCAATATGGGATGTCGCTTTGTGGGATGTATCTTATTGGGATGTTTCAGGAAGCGTGCTGTTCAAGTCAAGAAACCTTGTTGGCAGGGGCAAGGTGATGAATATTCTTGTGACGCACAATACACTTGATGCCCAGTTGAAGTTTAGAAATTGGATCATCAGCTTAACCATGCAAGGAGATAAGTGAGATGTCAGCAGGCACCATATCACGTTTAAGAAACTTCGTCAGCGACAAAAACTCTAACATTCCGATCACGGCCTCTTACATGGATGCTGAGTTTGACCAGATTATTGAGTCGCTGAACAGCAAAGGCATAGCTAAATCGACAGCCCCATCATCTCCTACTGCTGGAGACACTTGGGTCGATACATCAACTACTCCTCCTCAGCTTAAGGTATATGACGGAACTGGTTGGAATGCTACTGTGCTTAATTATCAAGCCTCATCAGTCGCATCTGCTACTACTACTGATATTGGTGCTGCCATTGGAAGCTTGGTTTACATTACTGGCACAACCACGATTACTGGATTCGGCACTGTTGCTGCTGGAACGTTAAAGCTTGTTCATTTCTCAGGCATTTTAACTTTGACGCATAATGCCACAAGCTTAATCTTAAAAAATGCAGGTTCAAACAGAACCACAGCCGCCGGAGATTCGGGCGTTTTTGTTTCACTTGGTTCTGGTAATTGGGAAGAAATTGCATATCAACCTGCTTCAGGAAGTTACACCCCGACAGCTAGTAACGCTCTTAGCGGAAGCGTGATTCAAACTAAAATTGGAACTATAGATACAGTTGTCAACGTTTCAGCAACTTGCGTAATTGATGACAGTATTCCTCTAGATGGCGAGACAACTCAGATATGCTCAGTAAACATTACTCCAACTAATACAAACAACACTATCATCGTTGAGGCAATCGCTTCTGGAACAAAAGACTCAAATACAGCAAACATGGCTTGGTGCATTTTTGATGGAACAACCTGCGTATCAGCTAACGCGTCACAGCCACAGGCTAATCAACCATCGATGCACACCGTAAAATTCACAAAAGTTGGATCTGTAGGAACATCTGCGATTACTTATAATTTCAAGGCTGGAGCTGACACTGGCACATTTAAGGTGAATGGCGTAGCTGCTGGAACCAGATTATTCGGAGGAGTAATGGTGGCGTCTATTATTGCAAAAGAGATAAAGGCTTGAAGATTTTATACGGTAAAAAAACAGTTCTTCTTCCTTTGACTGATGAGGATATGCCTCACTTCCTGCAGCTGATGGATGAAAACCATCAATTACTTGGTTCATGCTTTTTTAAGTCAAAGGAAGCCTATCTTGGCTGGGTGCTATCAGAGCTTAAACTTGGACGCTGGCTTGTTTGGGCTTGCTGGTCTAAAAGTGGCATGGCTGAATCAACCAAGCGCTTTGGATTCATTGTACTCTTTGATCCAAATCCAATCTCTGTGTCAATCCAAGGCCTGATGGATAAAACTGTCATGAGAGGCCTATTGAAGCTACTCCACAACAGCAAGACATTAACCATGACAGAAGACTGCCTGAGGACTTTGATCAATCACGCCATTGACGAGCTTAATATTCATAAGCTTGATGCTACAGCGCTAGAAAGCAATGTCACTAGCCGTAAACTTATTGAAAAATGCGGGTTTATTCACGAAGGTAAGTTACGAGAAGGTGCTTTTATCGACGGTCATTATGAAGCCATTCATCAGTACGGTCTTTTGAAATCAGACCTACAACTTAGGAGCCAAGATGAAGTCAAAGAAGATCAACGTGGGGGAGTCGATCGTTCCCTACAGTCCTCAATCAATTAGTAGCCCGTTTGGTAACGTAAGCTACTCAGGAGGCACCAACATTCAAGCCTCACCTGAATACCAACAGCAGATCAGTACACGCCAGAGGCTTATCAACGAACTCTTGCCAGAGCTTGGCATGACACGCAACCAACAGAACAGTCGGATTCAGAACTACACCGACCTCCTGAACCAGCAGCTGCTCAAGTACGCCCAGCCTGCGATGTACGGTCAGTTTGCCTCCAGAGGCATGGCTGACAGCACCTTGGCTAACAATGCCCTGAATGACCTCTATATCAAGGCAGCTAACCAGTCTATCTTTGCTGGTGAGGATCTGTACAATAACGAGCTGAACAGAATGTTGCAGTCCGGTCAGTTCCTGCAGGGTGGCTTGAATGACATCTACACTCAGCTCATGGGCTTGGCTGGTGAGGGCAGGGCTCAGAACCAACAGATGTTTGACGTACAGAATGCCAATGCCAACCGCTTGCTTCAAGGCAACACGGCTAATGCGCAGCTTGCAGCTGACAGAAACTCTCAAATGTGGTCTGGGCTTGGCATGCTAGGCGCTGTGGCTGCTCCTTATGCACTTCCGGCGATGGGTTTTGCCGCACCTGTTGCGGCTTCCGGTGCTGGCACCAATCTGATGAGTTTGTTTGCACCAGCGTCTACTCAATATGGCAACACTGGTAACCTTCAACAGGATATGCGGCTTAATAACCTCGGCTCAAGCTTATTTGATCCTTGGGGCAGGAGGAACTGATAATGAGACTAGAAGACATTCTCGGCATGGGCTCTGATTTGGATACTTCATCTACGACAAATCTTTACACAGATAAACGCGTTGACCCAAGGCAGCGGGTATCAGAGTCAGTGCTTTCACGTCAGGCGGGTGATCCGTTTGGGGCATTAGCGCAGGCACTAGCAGGCTATCACCTTGGAGGCGCGTCAAGGCAGCGTGAGGCTCAAAAACAAGCTCTTCTCAACGAAGCCATCACGAAAGACCGTCAGTTTAGTGAGTCTGTCGGTCGAATCTTGCAGGAGCACGATAAAAAAGGCCTGTCAGAGGCTCACACCAAGAACGTCCTAATGTCGATGTATGCCAAGACAAACGACAAAAGGTACATGGACATTGCCAACAACATCAAGGCTGAAAGTGAGAAGGACAACCCGCTTGACACTGAGATTCGTCGTCTTGCTGATTACGACAAGATGATGACAGGGTCTCCTGATTTTGAGACCTACGACCAGAATAAGGACGTGGTCAGACAACAGCTCGTCACCAAGATCAACGACCTGTTTGGTCAAACCTATCCTGGGGCTCCTAGGCAGCAAGCTACGCCTGATTCTCTTGAAGCACTTGGTCAGCAGGCTGCTCCTAAGCTTGAGGCTCCTGCCATGCCTGAGACTGGCGTGTCCAAGCAGGTACGTCAAGGTCGTGTGGCTAAAACGCGTGGCGGTGCCAGCATGATAGAGAACCAGAACAAGAGAACTGAAAAGCTGATCACCAAGCTCACTGACTCCTACGTCACCAGAGAAACCATTGCTAACGTAGAGGATTCTCTCACACGCCTTAGTAGCGGTCTTTATGGAAAGGTCGGTAGAGGCTTTGCCAAGAACTTGGCTCCAGATTCACCTGGACTAGAGGACTACCAGAACGTCAAGTCCTTCCTAACTGACGTGACTCTTGGTAAGATGGAGAAGCTGAAAGGCGCTGCCTCAGAGCGTGACATGCAGATTCTTCAAGCTGCTGCTGCTGACGACGAGCTGCTATCCTCACCTCGTGTGATGTCGGTCATTAAGAACTTGGTGCGCAAGCTTGACGCCGACGACACGGCCATCATGTCGTCTTATAAGCGTCTTTACGGTGAAGACCCCACTGATTGGGAAGAGGTCAAGACCTTGATGGAGAAGATGCAGAACAGGCCTGACCCCATGGAAAAACTCAAGGCTCTTAACCCGTACTCCAAGATCACCGACGAGCAACGTGCTGAGTACAACGCCCTCCGTGAGTCAGGCATGTCCAAGGAGGAAGCAAGAAAGAAGGTGGGCTTCTAATGGCAAAAGATTATTTTGAGGAGGACTTCGGAGTTGCCGTAGCTCCCAAGAAGGATTATTTCGCTGAGGAGTTTGAGGCGCCACAAAATTGGCGTCAAAACACCGAGGAAATTCAGACAGCCCAGCGGGCTTTCGTAGATCCGCTTGGGTTTGTGCCTCAAGGCCCGATGAAGCAAGGCCTTGAAACTGTCACTGAAACGGTACCTGCCTTGAAGCTAGCCAAGACCGGCTATCAGATGATGCAGCCTGGAAACATCACCAGAGGCATGGTCAACCGTGCCACGAACAACCTGGCGGGCATCCCAGCTACTGAGGTTCTTCCGAAGCCAGCACAGGCACCTCCTAGAACCATGCAGGAACTGTCTAGGATTGCCCTAGGAGGCCCTCAGGCGTTAGGCCAGGCTGCCTATGGCGCGGTGCAACCGCATGTAACCTTGAGAAACCTAGCAGGTTTAGCCATGGACACGGCGGTGGACCCTCTCAGCTACGTGGGGCTAGGTCTTGTTAATAAAGCTAAAGCTGCAGCTCAAGCTGGCACCAGATCGAGCCTCAAGCCAGCTAGAGAAGCCATGAAGATCTATGGTGAGATTCTGCGTCCTGATAAAGGAGAGATCAGGAACATCGAGATCAGGAAGAAGGGCAACATTAACAAGCTCTTCTCGCTGGCTGCTCAGGAGCGGCTTCCGATTGAGGCCACGGCTGATAAGAAACTTGACACCTCCGCTGCAAGAGAGATGCTAGAAGCTTCCCTACAGCCTCGGTATGAACAGCTTGACCAAATGTTGGCATCTAAGAAAGGTCGTCCGATTGACCTTGAGAAGCTGAGATCCAGGGCTAAGATTGAAATTCGTAATGAGGTCAAGAATGACGTTGAACTTGGCCAAATGATGGATGACGTGGACGCAGAGTTCAACGCAGCCATTCAAAACAGAGGACGTTTCGTTGACGGTCAGACCTTGAACCAGATGAAGCAGGGCTTTTGGTCGACTGGCTACAACGCCACGAGGCCTACGGCTTACCGTGTCGGCAGAAAGCTTGGCTACATCGCCAAGGAAGCGATCCACGACGCCTTCCCTGACCAGCAGATCAGAGAGCTGAACGAGCAGATCGGTGAAAGGCTGCAGCTGAAGAACCTGCTTGAAAATGCCCATGGACGTGTGATCAAAGGAGGCCGCCTAGGAGGTTACGCTGCTAAGATGACAGGAGCTGTCGTCGGAAGCAAGATTCCGATCATTGGGCCTTTGCTTGGTCACACCATCGGCGGTTTTGTGCAGGATATTTCAACTAGCCCTGAAAGGATGTCAGCAGCTGCCATCAAGGCCGCTAAGAAAGCTGGCATGACCCCTGAACCGATGCCTGCTCTTGCTAAGGCAGCTCAGCTACCTTCTCCTCCTGTGATCAAGCCTCAGGCAGGGCCTCCCGGCTTACCTCCTCCTTCGCCTAACCAAGCAGCCCTGTCTGATCCTGCTCTTGGTGCTATGCGTGAACGTCAGGTGTTAGAGCAGATGAAGCAAAA